TGTCCACCGCCGCCGCCAGCTTCTTGTCCGCGCCGGCGAACGTGTTGCGCCCGGTGTCGATCGCCTCGGCGGGCTGGCGCGGCGGGTGCTCCGCCAGCTCCCCCGCGATGTGCGCGAACTCGCCGCCGCCGTGGTGGCCGCGCGGCACGCGCGGGTGCTTCGCCTCATCGAACGCGGCGCGGGACGCCTGGGTCCGGCGCAGCCGGTCCACCGCCGCCGCGTCCCACTCGCCCATGTGCGACCAGGGGACGAACTTCGCGCCCGTCATGGCGTAGAACGGCTTGGCGTTCTCCACCGCGCCGTAGACCGCCATCTCCTTCGCGTCCGGGTACTGCCGGGCCAGGTCGGCGATCATCGCCGAGCCGATGCCCTGCCGCTTCGGCAGCACCCGCATGTTGTTGATCTCGATGTGGTGGCTCTGGGTCCGCAGCCGCTTCTGGTAGCGGTAGTCGATCCCCGCGTCGATCCGGCCCGCCTCGTCGCGGTGCACCAGCTTGTGGGTGCCGCGCACGTCGTACTGGAGGACACCCCGTAGCGGGCTGTCCGGCGGCAGCCCCTGGGCGTCCATCTCCGCGCCCAGGGCGGCCCGTGCCGCCGCCGTGCTCCGCAGGTGGGTCAGCGAATGCGCCCACCGGCCGCGTGGGTCGCGGGGGTGCTTCGCCTCATCGAACGGTGCCCGCACCATCAGCGGCACGACGTGCTCATCCCACGCCAGGCCGCGCATCACTGCTCCAGCGGGTACCACGGGCCGTACTCGGCGTTCTCGTCGTCGCCGCCGTGGCCATTCGCCTCGGCCCGCCGTGCCGGACGGCCAGCAGGAAGCGCCGGGGCCTTCTGCCCGGGCAGCGCGTTCGGCATGTTCGGCCGTCCCACACCGGGGAGCTGCTGCGGCCGTCCGCCCTGCGGCGGCCGTGGGCTGCCCGGCCCGGTCGCGGGACCGCCGGTCGGCGGCTGCCCCGGGCCGGCGAGCGGCTGCCCGCCCGCGCCCAGCTTCTCGGTCTCGGTGACCCGCCCGGCCATGCCTGGCGTCGGGGCGTTCGGGTCCGGCTTCAGCAGCGACACATCGCCCGCTGCCGCCGCCTGCACCGCGCTGGTCCGCTCGAACCCGGCCGCGACACCGGACGCCACGCCCTGCATCGTCACCAGGAACGCCTGGCTGCGTTCCAGCTCACCTTCCCGCAGCGCCGCGATTCCCGACACGTCATACCACAGCCGCACCGGCACCTGAGGGTTCGACGCCGGCCCGGGGATCAGGTGCGCCAGCGACGCGCACGCCATCCGCCACTGCGGGCGCATCAGCAGGTCCGCGAACTCGCGGATCGCCGTCTTGTAGTCACCTTGCTCGAACCCGCAGATGACCAGCATCCCCGGCCCGGCCGCCGCGCACACCCTCCTCTCGCCGGCCTTGGTCACCGCGTCATGCTGGAGCTGTTCCAGTGTGGAACCGGCGACGGTCATGTCCGCGCCCTCGTCCAGCACGATCACGTTCCCGGCGTTCTCCGGGCCGCCGTACCGGCCCTTGATCCGCTTCCGCAGCGAGTCGATCGTCCGGTTGCCCAGCTTCTGGCTGTACTTGATCACCAGCCCCGGGAACGCGCCGTTATCCAGGTGCCACGTCCGGTACTCGGTCAGCCGCGAATCGGAGTGCACCTCCGCCAGGATCGGCGTCAGCCAGCTCATCCCCCGCCAGCGGGCCTTCGGGTCCGGGAACGGGCTAAAGTGCGCGACCTCGTCGGTGGTAAAGATCTGCTGCCGGGTGCCCTGCCCGCCGCTGATGTCCTCGGCGTAGCCGATCGGCCGCCGCCAGGTGCGGCCCATGTCGTCCACCCGCTCCTGGCTGATGATCGTCACCGCCTCGGGCCGCATCTGCACCAGCTCCGCCGGCCCGCCGTCGGCGGGGACCGCCTTGCGGAAGTAGGCGTTGCCGAGCGACCCGTCAAGCTGCATCCGCGACAGCAGCTCCCCGGTGTCGGTGTTCGGCCACGGGTGCTCCAGCAGCGACAGCGACGTGTCGCCGAACGTGTGCATGTCGGTCAGCGCCTGGAACTGGAACCGCGCCTCGGAGAACAGCATCTGCCGCACCGCCATCGCGGCGAACACGATGCCGTTGGCCGCGTACGCGCCCCGCGCCTGCCGCACCAGGTACGCCGAGGAGCCCTCCCGGCCACGGCCGGTGCCGTCGATCGGGGCGTACTCGGCCCCGGTGTAGAAGTTCTCGTTGTAGCCGCCCGGGTAGGTGGCACGGCGGAGCCAGCGGTCAACTAGCCGCGTCATCGCGCCTCCCGGTCATTCCCGCAGTTGCTCGTCGGCCAGGACCTGCCCCACTGTCCGGGCCCCGCGCACCGGCAGCTCGGTGCCGTCCTCCTGGTTCAGGCCCAGCATGATCAGCCCAGCCGACTCGGTGATGATCACCAGCCCGGCTGCCCACCGGCCGATGAGCCAGCCGCCGCCGATCCCGCCGAGGCCCCCCAAGATGACCAGGAGGACGGCGCTCCGCACGGCCATCGCCCGCCGCAGCTTCCACCGCAGCTCGAACAACTGGCCGCGCCACACATGCATCTGCGCCCGCATCGCGACGAACGCCGCGCCCTGCGTCATAGCTCCTCCGGGTCCAGGCTCCCGCCCTGCGCCAGCTCCGCCGCCCGGCTGTCCCACCCCGGGTCCAGGCCCTCGGTGGTGATGTCCGCGCCGCGCTCGGCCCACGGCTCCCGCCACATGATGTCCTCGGGCACCGTGTCGGGCGGCCCCTCGCTCACAGTGTCCTCGCCGGGGTCAGCCCGTTCTGCTCCGCGCCGTCATACGCCCGCGACACCAGCTCCTCCACCCGGGCCGGCAGCACCGAGTAGTCCGCGCCCTTCAGCCGCGTGTCGATCCCGGCGTGGACGTTGTAGTGGCACGTCGGGCACAGCTTGATCATCGGCGAGGCGACCGGCTTGCCCGCCGCCCGCCACCACGACTCGGGGATGACGTGGTGATCTTGCAGCAGCGCCGTCACCTTGTGCGACCCGTACAGCTCGCACACCTGGAGCACCAGCGCCCCATCCGGCCCGTAGATGATCTTCACGGGGGCAGCCGCCCACGCGTGGCCCACCGCCGTCACCGACTCAGTCATCGCGCTCCTGCTCCCGCGCCAGCCACACCTTCGCCTGCGCCTCGATCTGGTACAGCCAGTCCAGGCCGTCCGCGTCGTCATGCACCAGCGTCCGCTGCGCCGCCTGCGCCGACGCCACGATGAACCCCAGCGCCGCCTCCCGCGACGCCCCGGCCCGCACCAGCACCGCCGCGCCGACCCGCGCCACCCTGGACGGCCTCGGCAGCGGCCGGCCGTCTACAGCGCCCAGGCCGACGGCTCGGCCTCCTCGTCGGGCGCTTCCTCCTCGTGCAGCCATCTTGCGTGCGTAACGGCTACCACGGGGGCGATCTCCACGCCGCTGATCTTCCGGCCCCATGCCTCACCAGCATCCCCGACCGGCCGCGTGCCCGCCCCCACCAGCGCCACGGTCAGGTCATCCTGCCCCCGGTGATGCAGGCTGTGCTCCTTCACGACCGCCTGGTAGAACCCGGAGAACGCCGTGCACACCTCGCCGGTCGTCATCTGCCGCACCGGCAGCCGCGCCTGCGTCAGCGGCTTGATCGCCGCCGCCTCGTGGCCGCCCTTGTCGATCGCGATCCCCGCGCATACCCGGCCGCGCCGCGCCGCCCTGGTGATGATCGCCTTCACCCGCGCCGTCACCTTCGCCGTGTCCAGGTAGTCGGCCAGCTCCACATGCCAGCCGCCGTCGCGCCGCCGGCCCGCCAGCCCGATCGCCGCCCGCTGCTTGTCCGAGGTGTACACCACCGACAGCGTGAACGACCCGCGCGGCTCGCTGCCCTCATCCAGCGCCGCCGCCCACGACACCAGCGGGATCACCACCGCCTGGCCGATCGGCTTGTCATGCCAGCCCATCCGTTCCCGGCCGTACTCGTGCGGGTCCAGGTTCCGCCGCTCCGAGGTCAGGATGAAGTCCATCGAGATCCGCCGGCCCACCGCCGGGTTCGCCATCTGCACGTAGTCCGGCTTGTCGAACCCGCAGCCCGGCGTGTCCAGCGCGTGGCTGCACTCGGTGCCCTGGTCGCAGATCTCCGCCGCGTCCGGTGCGCACCACTCCACATACATCAGCCGGCGTTCCAGCCGCGCCGCCGCCGGGTTCACCGAAGCCGCCCGGCCCCGCTCGATCAGCGGGTGCAGCACCTCGCTGTCCTCGTGCGCCGCGCTGGAACCGTAGATCACCTGCGGGTCGCCGGTCATCGACCGCGCCGACAGCGTCGGCAGCAGCGACCCGATGTGGCTGTCCCGCAGCTTCCAGCCCTCGTCCAGGATGATCTTCTCGCCCGTCAGGCCACGGCCGCCGCCCGGCGTCCGCGTCTTGAACAGCATCCGCCCGCCGCCCCGGGTGATGATCTTCATGTCCCGCTTCTCGCGGTTCACCGTCCTGATCTGCCGCCGCAGGTACGGCGACGCCGCGATCAGCTCATCCAGGTCGCGGAACGCCTCCTCCACCGTGTCCCACTCGTGCGCCGTCCACACGATCGGGTCGATGTGCAGCAGGAACAGCCAGCCCAGCCCAGCCTGCTTCTCGATGCCCGTCTTGAGGTTCTGCCGGCACGCCAGCAGCACGATCGCGAACGCCGACGACTGCCGCCGCGCCACGTCCTGGGCGAAGATCCCGTTCAGGCACACCTGCTGCTCGGCGTCCGGGCCGTAGTCCGCCCGGTCGCACAGCTCCCCCACCTTCGGGCCGAGGGTGAAGTCGCCCGAGGGGATGTGGCTGAACCGGGGCTCAACCCGCGCCAGAGTGGATGGCACGCTGCTTCGCCACCTCGTCGCGGACGTCGCGCTGGAGCTGCTCCACCGGGTCGCCCGAATGCGACTCCGCCAGCGCCCGCTCCATCGCCAGCGCGTGCTCCCGCACCATCGCCGCCAGCGCCGACCCCGTCTCCGCGCCGCCCGCGTCGATCCGCAGCGCCAGGATCAGCGCCGCCTGCCCCGCCGAGGTCTCCAGCCGGGCCACGGCCGCCAGCTCACGTTCGGTGTACCTCGCCAGGCGTGACCTGACATCCACCGGCTTCCGCTTCGCCCGCCCCGGCTTCGGCGGCCCGTCCGCCGGCGTCGGCTCACCCAGCAGCCCCTGCCGCGACGCCCGCACGCTGCACGCCTTGTGGTGGTACTTCGCGTTCGGGCGCTTCGCCTCGAACACCTCGTCGCAGCCAGGCCCCTGGCATCTCATCCACACGCCCGGCTCCTCACCTGGCCGGCCGCGACGCCCAGCCCTTGTCGATCCACAGCGACACCCAGTCCGCCGGGGAGACCTCCCGCTCCTTCGGCGGGTTCTCCAGCTTCGCCTTCATGTACAGGAAATCCGCCAGCGATGAGCAGACCACATGCCCCGGCACGCCCGTCTTGGGCCACCGCAGCTCCCACACCTTGTCCAGGTCCTGGCCCAGCGCACCCCCGGCGTCCGCCGCGATGGCCTGCCAGTCGTACGCCGTGCCGATCAGCGCCACCGCCCCGTCGCAGACGATCTTGCGCTGCCTGTCGCTCTTAGGCTGGTCCGCGTTGCAGACCGTCATCTTCGACTCCATGTACGGCGTCGCGTCCCGCCAGCCGACGCCGCCCGGCCTGCCCTCCAGCACCCACAGCGTCCCCGACGCATCGACATGATGCACGATCGCGATGTGGTTGCTCAGGTTCGGCTGATCCCGCAGCGCCGCGCCCAGCCGGATCAGCCGGCCACCCCAGCCGCCGCCCTGGCTATGCGTCGCCAGCAGGTCGCCCGGCTTCACGTCCATAGGTCCCCCTGATGTAGCCCAGGCCCCACGCGATCTGTGCCGCCGGGTCCGCCTGCCGGAACCTGCGGGCGATCCGCCGCAGCCGCCAGCGCCTAATGAGGGTCGTACGGCCGCCCGTCACCCACGACAAACCACTCACCCGCCTCGTGCAGCTCCGCCTGGCACACCTGGTGCCACAGCCAGCGCACCCAGTCACCCTCAGTGTCGGGCATCAGGTACGGCAGCGGCACCACCGTGATCACCGGGCTGGTCACACCCGAGCCCCGCGCATCCTCCACCGGGGCCGAGGTGATCTTCAGGCACCACTCATA